GAAATAGTCGTAAGCATCGGCAAACAACTTTTCCTTAGACTCGCTTTGTGCGGAAGTCATCTCTATTTTTTTACTCATTTGGTTTTCCTCTTTTCAACAAAGCTGACGTATGGACGATCTGATATTTCAGTAGTCAAACCTTCAGCTAATTTATAGTAATGGGATGGATGTTGTTCAGCTAGAGTAGAAGTTTTTCTTTTGTCTTCTTTATACTCTATTTGAAATGGCCAAAGATTAGCTGGCACCTTGCCTTCGGCATGTATCTTTGCAACATAGTCTTGATCCCAAGATTTCTTCAAACGGTACTCAACTTTAATATCAGAATCTAAATCATCAAGGGTTACTCGATGAGATCCCCCGGTATTACTAAGCTGAATTACTTGATCGTTTACTCTTGGGTGTCTTGCTATTGCAATGTCTAACTCTTTAGATTCCTCACGGAGTTTCTTTTGCCACAGCAAATTCTTTTTCTTTCTTTCGATAAGTTCTTGGAGTTCGTCGAACTCGGTTTTCTCTTTTATATCGTTCATAAAATCTCTCTTTAAATTTGTTCATTGCCAATTAAATAGATAAAGATTCAGAATGTCAAACACTTTTTTAAATTAATTTATACAAATATGTAAAAAAAAATATACATTATGAAAATGCTTCTCTATAATAACGCCATGAATAAATTACAAGAATATATAAAAAACAGAGGCAAAGAGAATGTTGCAACGATATGTGATGTATCAGTACATGCAGTCAACTCTTGGTATTATGGAACAAGACAACCTACAGTCAAACAAGCTAAAAAGATTATGTTGGTTACTAATAAAGCTCGTAACTGGGAAGACATCTATGGACCTATTGAGGAAGAGGCTGAAGCATAACAAATAATTTTGGGAGAAATATGTCGCTGATACTAAACGAAAATAAATCTTGGGAAAATATTTCCGAGGAAGCCAGACAAGAGATGATTTGGTCTTTCTGGGAAGAAGGCTTTCATTTAATACCTTGTGGTTCTCGAAACGAAGCTATCCCAGAATACTTTAGAAAGCGTCATCCGTTTGAAGACGATGACAAGCTCAGTGCAAAATGGGCAAAGACACCCAGAGTCAGATGGGAAACTTATCAAAGAAGACAACCCACGCAAGAAGAATTAAGAGAGTGGTTGGCTCGATATCCGGGAGCCAACTGGGCTGCTATCACTGGGATAACTTTTGTTGTCCTAGATTGCGATAGCGAAGAGGCGGTCAAGTTCGTAGAATCTGGTCAAGTAACTAGATCGCCTCTTAAACAGAAGACTCCTCGCGGTGGCTATCATTATTTTTATCAAGTCAATGAAGGTCTGAATGTCAGAAACATGACTGGTAAATTAGATGTCAGAGGCGAAGGTGGTTACGTTATGGTTTCACCTTCTACTAAATATTTTTTTGAAACAGCAGCTGGCTTGGTCGTGAACGACATCGATGATTTGCCGATGCTTAATATGGAAGACTTGAACAACATACATGATTACAATCAATCGGATAAGGTTACTTCGATTCTAGATAATAAAAACAAACTCACTGCTGACCCAGTAGATGTTGGTCAAAGAAACGATACCTTGGCTAGATTGATTGGTAAATGGATTAAAGAAGGTTGGGGTTATCGTGAAGTCTTGATTAAATGTTTTGATTGGAATCAAACTTTGCAACAACCTTTACCCTTTCCAGAAGTATTGCAAACATGTATGTCGATTACCCAAGGACATATCAAACGACACCCAGAAGATACGGATGCTGGTATCTTAGAATGGAAAACTAGTGAATGGGAGATAGATTTAAAAGATGAACTCAAAGAGATTATGGATCAAGAAGATCCTATCATCGACCAAAAGCGTAAAGATGATTTAACAGACCCACTAGGTTTAAAACCTTACAACGATGAGTTCTGGACTGGCTTGGAGCCTAGTTCTATTGGTCAGTTTTGGGGTGATTGTTTTATCTTTGAACAATCTAGATGTTTGTTGATTGGTAAACCCAAGATAGGTAAGTCGCATTGGCTTGGCGGTTTTGCTGCGGCAGCCACAACTGGACAATCATTTATGGGCAAACCTTTTACGCGTCCTTGTAAAGTTATGTGGTTGCAAGCAGAGATTATCCAAGAGTTCTTAAAAAATAGAATCGATACTTACTACCAACCTTACATGCATGACCCAGACTTGATGGCGATGGGACATGCTAACTTGATACCGACTGGTAGATTGAGAAAGAATTTAATGAGAGATAAAGATATTGATGGCATCGCTAGAAGTATTGAATATCATCAGCCAGATATTGTGATGATTGACCCTATCATTAATTTTTTTGATGGCGAAGAGAACAGCAACCAAGAGATACATAATTTATTATCTAGAGTAGATCGTTTGATTGAACTCTTTGGTGTTGCAGTAATCATCGCACATCATACTGGTAAAGAAAGAGCCGACGACGCTTCGTTTATGTCAGCACGTGGTGGTTCTGCTTTTGCTGGGTGGATGGATTCTGGTATCAAACTCATGGGACAAAAGCCAAATGTAACGATGTTCTATGAAGCAAGAAACGCAAGGGAGCCAGATACACACTTGGCTAGATTTGATTTTGAAAAAGGAACATGGGACATGGTTGATTTTGACGAGGGTCCAGATGAAGTAGATATTGCTCAGAAGGTAGCTGATGCAATGGATAGAATTACTTTTTATACAAGACAAGAGTTAGAGATCTTGGCAAGACAAGCGTTGAAAGAAAACAATTTACCTAGTGGCGAACGAGCTGCAAGATACGCGGTTAGTCATGTGCAAAAGTATTTAGGCGATATAGTTAAGACTCATGCTATCCCTGGAAAACAAACTTGGCATTATCGATTTGATAACAAGGGTAGGAAACCTTGGGAATGATTGGTACAATTTGTATATGAAAGTTTTAAGTTTATTCGATGGCATGAGTTGTGGTCAGTTGGCACTGAATAGACTCGGCATCAAAGTCGATAAGTATTACGCAAGTGAGATAGATAAGTATGCGATACAAGTTACTCAAGCAAACTTCCCAGAAACAATACAAGTTGGCGATGTCTGTAATTTAAAAGCAGAAGATTATCAAGACATAGATTTAATTTTAGCTGGTAGTCCTTGCCAAGGCTTTAGTTTTGCTGGTAAGCAGTTGGCTTTTGATGATCCGCGTTCAGCGTTGTTCTTTGAATTTATTAGATTGTTGAAAGAGATCAAGCCAAAGTATTTTTTACTTGAGAACGTCAAGATGAAGAAAGAATTTCTGGAAGTTATTACCGATCAAGTATCAGCTTGTTATCCAGAGTTTCAAGGTAAAGATTTATTTGGTGGCAAGATTGAACCGATATTAATTAATAGTGCTTTGGTATCAGCACAATCTAGACAAAGATATTATTGGACAAACATACCTAATGTTGAACAGCCAGACGATCTGGGCATAGTATTGAGAGATGTTTTAGAAGACGAAAGTCAAGCAGATTTGGTTGGCAATAACGGTAGAGAAGCATTTAAAGAAAATATACAGAAAGGCACTGCTTTATTAGCTAGAGATTGGAAAGGTTGGAATACTTATGGCATGACTGGAGTACAAACTACACCCAAACAAGTAGGTATAGCATCAGATATTAATGGTCATGACATTTTAAAAAGAGTGTATAGCCCAGATGGTAAGTCGCCTACTTTGAATACTATGGGTGGCGGTAATCGTGAACCCAAGGTAGTTTCTGGAGGTGCTTTTCGCGGTAGAGCTTACGATGATAAAGGCAAACGCATGGATAAAAATGGCAACTCGGTAGCTAACAAAACAAAACAAATGTTAGAAATGAGAAAAGACGATAAAGCAAATGCAATAACTACAGTAGGCAAAGATAGTATTGTGGTATCAGAAAAAACTAATCAGATAAATCCTAGTAAAAAAGCTAGTGGCAGACAACCTTACATACAAGACAGAGTCTTTCACAAAGATGGTAAGTCACATGCTTTGACAGAGTCTTTTGCTGACAGAACAAATGTTGGCGAACACAGTGATTTAACTTGGCGGAAACTGACGCCCTTGGAATGCGAAAGATTGCAGACAGTCCCAGACAATTACACTGATCATGTATCAAAGACACAAAGATATAAGATGTTGGGTAATGGTTGGACAGTCAGTGTGATCTCACATATCTTGGGTAATATGGAGAGTCAATGAGAAACCCATACAAGATAGAAGGCCCCGCATTGATTAGTTTCTCTGGTGGTAGAACGTCTGGCTTCATGTTGAAGCAGATAGTAGATGCTCACGATGGTGTCCTCCCAGAAGATGTGCACATAACTTTTGCAAACACTGGTAAAGAAATGCCTGAAACTTTGGATTTTGTCAGAGATTGTGGCGAACATTGGGGCGTCAAGATCAATTGGTTAGAGCTAGAGATAGGTGAAGAACGGCCGATATATCGTACAAAAATAGTGAACTATGAGTCAGCTTCTAGAAATGGTGAGCCCTTCGCTGCTTTGTTAGATAGAAGGGCGTATCTACCTAACCCAGTAGCTAGATTTTGCACAGCCGAGATGAAGATTAGAAGAATGAAAGATTTTATGTGGAAGGTTCAAGGCTACAAACACTGGGACAATATCCTTGGTTTGCGACATGACGAGCCGAAGCGTGTAGCCTCATCGCGTAATGCTTCGACTAAGGAGCGTTGGGATAACTACATGCCTATGTATGAAGCAAAGCATGGGATAGATGAGGTATTAGAATTTTGGCAGAAAGCTAACTTTGATCTGAGTTTACCGACAATCAATGGTCAAACAGTAGCTGGTAATTGTGACTTGTGTTTCTTGAAGGGACGCAAAACTCTCAATGCCTTGATGAAGGAACGACCTGATCTAGCAGATTGGTGGATTGCCCAGGAGAATAGATTCGGTAATGAGTCTGGCGCAACCTTTCGATCTGACAGGCCGCCCTACATTGAGCTCGTTGAGGAGGCAAAAAATCCTAAGATGTTGGATCTATTTGAGGACGATAGTATGTCGTGTTTTTGTCATGATTAAGCTAAAAAACGGTTGTGCAACGCTAATTGGCGATTTTGCACAGCGTCTGAAAAAAGTCAATAAAATCAATGACTTAACGATTGTGCAGTTGTGCAAGTGCACATGCCTGCACATGCGCACAGCGTACGCTGAAACCCTTATGTTTATTGGGTTGTGCAGTTGTGCGGTTGTGCACTTCTATAAGAAGGGAAAGAGTGGGGATAAATCCCACATTCCCACTCCCTTTTTCTTTCTTAATATAATTAATAAAACAGTGAGGTAAAACATGGGAAGAGTAAAATGAGAGGTACAAAGATAAGGTACAACGGAAGGTTGTCAGAAAAAACATTAGAAGATGTAAGAATCGGTGTGAATAGGAGATTGAATGCAAAGGAAAAGCAAAAGGCCAAAGTTGAACGATGAGATTATTCATACTGAATACACTTACGATAGAGTTAATCGAGGAAAAGTAATACAATTATTAGATATGCAGTTTTTGTATCAGATGAAAGATGGTTCAATAAGGCATTGTATGTTTGATGAAGACTGGAGATTTGTAACAGATGGCAAAACCAAAAAAGAAATTAACTAAAATGCAAGAGGTCTTTGTGAACTTGATGGTGTATCAAGATCTCAATCAAAGTGAGTGTGCTTTTCGTGCTGGATTTAAAAATCCAGAAGTTATTGCCAGTCGTATGATGAACAATGAAGAATATTCGCATGTCCAAGAGAGGATTAGGGATATGAAAGCTCTACAAAGGAAGAAGTATGATATTACTTTTGAGAATGTAGCCGGGAAGTTAGCAACAATTAGAGATGCTGCGGCATCAGATGGATCGTATGGACCTGCAGTAAATGCTGAGATAGCCAGAGCAAAATTAGGCGGACTCATGGTTGATCGCAAGGAAGTGCGGTTTGGTAAGATTGACTCTATGAGTAGAGAAGAACTGGAAAATAGATTGAATCAACTCATAGAAGAAAATCAAATCAAATCAATAGATGGAGAAGTTAGAGTAATAGAGGACGAAGATGATAGTACAGAAGATAAAAGATTATCTGGAAGAAAGTAATTCTCAAGGAATACTTATTGATCCAGAACAATTATTAGAATTAATTGGTGAATGGGAAACTGAAGAAGATTAGTCTCCTAATTCTCCACCTTCTGCGAGTTGTACTATTCTTTTAGATCTAGCTACTGGATCAGATATTAAAAGCATTGATATCAATTTATCGTTTTCGTAGCCACAAATTGCGTTGTTTTCTATTTTAAATTTAATCATCATTTAAATTATCCTCGTGTGTTGCGATCAATTTATTTAAATACCATCTTGCTTTGCGCAAATCATCTAGCATTTTTCCTTTGTATTCATGACGCCAGACATATTTCATAACATTACCTTTGAGATAACCTTGAAATTGTCTAGTGGTCATTGAAGCTTGAATGGCCTCAATACATTCAATATCCCCGGTGTTGTAGTGTGATGGGTTGTTTATTAAATCTATTGCGTTTGTTTTTTTATTCGCCATTGTTTACATTCCTACTTGTTTTCATATAACAAGCTCGGCAAAATCCTTTTGGATATTCATGTGGCCTAGTCATCTCGCCATTTACCCAAAGACCTTCTTCTTCCGGGACTTGTGCGTTGCAACTATCACAATAGTATTCAACAGCTTGAACGCCTTTCTTCCAAATAATTACTTCCATTAGTATTTTTCTCCAAAGATTATATTAAATTCTTCATCTGTAAGATCCAAACGAAGTTTAATAATATCCCAGGCGTTGTCAATTTGTGCGTCCTCTTCGGTATATGGCTTTGCTCGATTGTCAAATAGTTTTTTCTCGATCACATTTACAGCTTCAACTGGCGTCATTTTATTTTTCATGTTCCCTCACAAATTCTAAAAGTTCTTGTAGTTTGTCTAAAAGATAATCTTCATAATCAGACTCATCTGCGAGTCTTTGCGACAATTCAATAACTAATTCGCTATATTTCATGCGTCCTCCTAAATTCTTCTATATCCTCTGGTAGATCAACAGAACAAATTTCTCCACCAAGCCAATCTGTTGATTCCCAATCTTCATCAAAACAAGACTTACCAGCAATCTCCTCTGCTTTTTCATAGGTATCAGCTTCTACTTCTATTTGTAAACATTCAGTAGCTATCATTTCAAATTTATATTTCTTCATGCTTCCTCCTCTTGTAAAAAAATATCTTGGTTATCTGATTGAATGCTTTGGTATTTATCTGGATTTTCTTGCATATCCTCTTGAGTCCATTTTTCTGCTAAATCCCACGCTAGATTCTCTTGATCTAAAAAGCTAACAAATTTTTCAACTGTTATCTCATCAATAATAGTTCTCTCGCTACTATCAATAACATCATTTATTATTTGTTCGTCTTCAACTATCGACCATTGCGAATTGTCAGCAGTTTCATTTTTAAATAATGGTGCTGTCCACAATTGATAAAAATAGCCATCAATAGTTTCCATAATATAAGCGTTGGCTTCATATTTTGGTACTGTATAAATTTCTAATTGGTTATCGTTTTTCATTATTTATTCTCCATTATTTTATAGCCATCTTCTTTTTGAAATTCATAAGTAGTACTGCCTTCA